AGCAGCGATATTAGGTTACTCAGCAGCTATCTAAAAAAAAAAAATAATTAGGGCGGTTAATAGCCGCCCTTTTCATAACTACTTAAATTAATAATTACAATGAAACTTTTAATTACAATTTTATTATCTATTTCGGTTTTAGCGTCATTCGCTCAAGGTAGAACTTACACGTTAGCACCTACAACACAAGGAACGGCAGTATCAACCAAAAATGGCTACCCTACTAATGTTGGTGATAGCATCGGAATTAGCGACACATTAACCTACATCTTGCCAATTACACACGCTAATACATTAGCAATTGGCGGTCAATTAAATTGGACTAAGGTAGGTGCAGGAACAGCAACAGTAACGGCTAAATACTTCCAAAGCGAAGACAACGTAACTTATACTGCATTGGTTAAAGGTGTTGCAAATAGTACTTATACTAATGCCTACACTTTTGCAGCAACAGATTCTAAAATATTTGACTTCGCAAAAGATACTGTTTTCTTTTCAGCAAGATATTTAAAGATTCAATACATAACATCAAACACGGCAAACGTTAAAGCTAATGCCAATATTTTGATTCGTCCACTAATAAAATAAATAAAATGACTACATCTAGTTTTTTCCCAGCAATAACAGATACACACGTACAAGCTTTAAAATGGAATGTTGCAACTTTTGGTGAAGCATGGTTACATGGTAGCGGCGATATTTTTACAGAAACATATCCTGATCCAGAACACAAAAGCTTTAAAGTTACAGCCGAGATAAACAGCAACAACGCTTTCAATAAGGCTAGTGAAGCATTTTCGCACAGCGCAAGAAAAAAATACAGAAAAGTATATAGAAAAGGCGATGCGTTACCTACAAGTGTATTAGCTATTGAAGCGGAATTGCAAGAAGCTTATAAAGCGGCTCAAACTAAGAAGATTGTAGAAAATCAAACAGTTAGAGAAGTTCCTTTTTTCGACCCTAATGCAGTAGAAGAAGATACTACAGAAAAAAAAAATTAGTTGAACCATTACAATTAACAATAGATGAAACACATAGTAAGTCAATCGGTTCAAAACGACCAAATAGGCGTACCTCAAAGTGAGGACGGCATAGGCTTAATATTCTTTGATTGCCCAACTAATACGGTTGTAACGGGTACGGGTTTTAATTTAGATACACCATATTTAATTACATCATTAGCCGACTTAGTTGCATACGGTTTAACGGCAACTTTTGACACTACCAACGGAACAAGAATTTACCAAGACGTTGCAGACTTTTACACAGAAGCAACAATAGGAAGCTTATTATGGGTAGTAATGACAAACGTTGCAGGTAATTTTAGCGATTACATAGCTACAACCAATGGGGCGCATGATAACTGTATAATTCAAACAGGTGTTGCAGATTTCGCACAAAAAACAAAGATTGTAGGTTATGCTTATAAAGTTCCTACAACGGCTACAACGGGAGCTAATGACTTCCCAACAGATGTAAGCGAAACTATTTCAGCCGCAAAGGTTAAACAAGATACTTTAAGCGGATTGGGCTATAGCTACTATTATATAGTTGACGGTTATGCAATGAACGTTGCAAGAACTCCAGCTACATTAGGTAGTTTATTTCCTTATGCTTCGCCTTTTGGCAGTTTATGTATTACAGGGGTTCACCCTAACGGTGTGAGTGCTATTGGTGCTTATTTGGCTAAACTGTCAAAGATTAGTATAGGCACATCGCCTGGTTTTGTAAATGATGGATTAGGGTTAATTAATTTTAATGATGCCTACCTTACTAATGGGTTGTACATTGCACCAAGCAGCGGAACATTAAGAGCTAATGCCGTTGCTACTGTATTTGGTAAATCAGTTACTATTTCAGCAACTGATGCAAGGGCTGTTTTTGCTCCAGACGTTTCTTTATCTCAAACAGGAAGGAGTGCTTTCGTAAATGTTAAAATTAATGGAAAGAATGTTTATATATGCCCAACTATTTCAGTAGCAGATGGAGCAACGCAAACTACTGTAGCAACGGCATTAGCTGCTTCTATAAATTCATATACAGGATTTTCGGGATATACTGCAACAAGTACAGGAGTTAACCTAACTGTTATAGCTCCTAATGGAACAGGTGCTTTATACAATGGGTATTTAGTTCATTATCAAATATACGGCGGTGGTAGTAATATTGAAATGAATTACAACCTTTCAGGAGGAAGTTCCGCTACATCTAAAACTACTGAATCTGATTGGAGTGTTGTTTATAACGGTGTAACTTACAAATATGGTGATTCATTTACCGTTGTTTCGGGAGTAACAACTTATACAGGTAATTTAGGCGGGTACGTTATAGAAAATGTTACAAGCATTAAAAACCTAACACCTTCTAACAAATCAGGCACAGGCGATATTGACCTTTTGGGCGCAAAACAATATCTATTTATTAGAACTTTTGCAGGTAGCAATGTAAGCGGGTTATATTGGAATGATGGGGCTACTTGTGAAGATTACAGCTATACAATAGTTGAAGCACCACAAGTAAGGGTTGCCAATCATTACCTAGACGCTGCAAGAAGTTTCATAATTCGCAAGTCTATAAATGCTCAAGTAATTACAGATGCAGCAGGTAATGTTTCACCCGTTTGGGCATCGCCACTACAAGCGCAATTTGCAAAACTGTACTTTGAACCATTGGCAAATGGTACAGGCACAGGGGATATAAATAGCGGAACACTTGTAATAACAGGGGTAAACTTTAAAACAACAAAAAAACTCGATTATACAATTACGATTAATCAAAATCAAACTTGTTGGTCAGTTGATTCTACAATCACATTAAACTAATTACATAATGCCTAATTTAGAATACTTAATTGAAACGGGCGCAGAAAGTCAAATTTCTGTTTTGTTTCCCGGTGGCACTCCTTATTTATTGCTAACAGCAAAAGACTTTGACGCTTCCGACAAAGTAGGCGTTGAAACTATCTTCGCTGTTGGTAATTCTACTGCAATTGCTTTAAAGAAAAACAACTACGAGTATAGCGGTTCATTTACTTTACAAAGTGGCGAAGTAGCTGCATTATGCACAGCATTAGGGGTTGCATCATTAGTGCAAGGTGCTGAACTTGACAGCTTAATGAGATTTGGAATTAACGTGAAATTTGTTGAACAATATTTAAATGTGTACATAGGTAGTCAAGACACAACAGTTGGCAGCCAAGCAAAAGAAACACCAGTTAAAATTGCTTTTATGGCGAGAACTAAAAAATAAAATATGATTCAATTTACAGTAAAATATCATGCAGAAGTGCCAAAAGTGGCAGCAGGTGGTAGTCAAGAATTGGTAAAAGAATTGGTTAATAAAGTCCTAACATTTAAGGACTTAGACCAATACGATGAAAGTCAAAATTCTATTCACTTTGCATGTGAAGGGTTAATTGGTATAAGCGCAGATGGCAATTTAAAAGCAGATCCAGAAACGGTTATGTATATAGCTAAAATTGCAATCAATAACATGTTTATTGAAACAGCAGAATTTACTAAGGTTGATTTATTGCAGTTTAAAAAAGATGGTTTTGCGTTTGCAAGGTGGGGAACTGAATTTATTACAAAACATATTATCCCTTTTTTTCTAAAGTCAGGGCTATTGGAGAATTAATAAGCAACGACCCCAAACAAGCTGAAAAGGCATTAATGGCACAAGATAGCGTTTTTGTAATGAAAACTCTATTTCGTGCCTTTTTGCATTTAGATAAACAAGAGTGCGACAATATGCCAATAGGAAAGTATTATGACTATAAAATCATGCTAAACGTATATTTGGGCTTACTTCATTTACCTTACAAAAAAGACTAACAAATGGCAGATAAATACGGTTTTACCATTACCACCACAGATGAGGCAAGTGGTAAATTGCAAAAAATACAGGTAGAGATAAATAATACTGTAAGCGTTGCACAAAAAGCAGGGCAAGAAATAAGTAGAGGGCTTGAAAGTGCAGGGCATAGTGCAGGATTTTTAGAATCACAATTTAGCCATATTGGGGCAACTATTGCAGGTGCTTTTGCTTTGCATGGAATTAAAGAATTTGCTAGTCACATTTTAGAAGTTACCCAAGAGTTTGAAGGATTTGACAATAGAATTAAGTTTTCCGCAAATAGCATTTTAGATGCAGGACAAAATTTAAATTTTCTTAAAACACAAGTAGAAAGCTTAAATCTTCCAGCTAAGAATATATACGAAGGTTTTAGCGAAATGGAAATGGGATTAAAAGGAACGGGCATTGAGGGTAAAAAGTTAAGAGATTTATTTGAAGGAATGAGCTATGCAGGAGCTGTAGGGCACGTTAGCGATGCAAATCTTTCAAGAATACTTTACGACTTCAAGGAAATAGGCGAAAGGGGTTTAATGAAAAGATACTTTGCAAGTTTATCGGGAACATTGCCCAACTTTGGTAAAATTGTAAAAGATGCTTTTGGTAAAGGTTATGAGGAACTAGTTGCCGAAAAAATGAGCGGAACAAAGTTTTTGGAAGTTATTGGTCCCGCAATGAAAAAGAATTTTGAAAAAGGGCTAGACCAATGGAATGAAAGTTTGCAAGCTAGACAAAACCAATACAAAAACAGCCTTACCGATTTATTTTTAGGCATAGGGGCTAAATTAGAGCCTACTTTTAAATCAATGTTTACAGGTGCAACAGAATCTTTAAAAGGTATAACGCAATTTGTTAAAGGTATTGATTTAGGTAATTTATATAAATGGGGTAAAACATTAGCAGAAATTGCTTTAGCGTTTGGTGTTTTAAAAGTAGCCACAATAGGCTATAATGGAGCTTTAGCCATTTATAATACTTTAGAAGAAATAGCAATTTATAGAACATTAGCTTTAGAAAGCGGTCAGGTAGGATTAGCAGCAACAACAACAGCACTTACAGAAACATTTGTAGGATTAGAAGGGGCTTTAGCAACTATAGGCGCAGGCGCAGCAGTATTTGGGTTAATAAAACTTGCAGAATATTTTAATGATATTCAAAAAAACGTTGAAAAAGCGGCTGAAGCAATAGGAAATTTTAATAAAACTGATGAAGCGGCTAAAAGTTTACAAGACAGATTTAAAGATGTTAAATTAAGCTATGATAGTTTTACTAGAGACTTACAAAGTAAAGATAGCAATATTGCAAATGATGCCAAAGAAAGAGCTAGTAAATTTTTGGGAGATTTGCCAACTACAATTGAAGATTATAAAAAAAGCATAAGTGAATTAAAGACTACGCAAGAAGAACAGTTAAAAGAACTTAAGAATAACCCTAATGTTTTTTCAAATGCAACCGCTGGAGGTTCGAGTATTGGGGATTTTGGTTCTGACCCAACAATAGGTGGTGGTGGGGAAGCTTTTGTGACAGGATATGGGAAAAAATTAGCAGACAAAGCAGAACAAACTAAAAAAGACTTAGATGAAAATACTAAGCAACTAGGAGAACTAACTAAAATGTTAGATGCTATTAAAAAACTAGGTATAAAAGGAAGTGCAGCAGGTACTGAAAACAATAACCACACAGCCGCCGACAGCATAGGAGTTTTAAGCGGCGCAAATGGTGGATTAGATAAAGCTAAAATAATTAATATCAAAGTAGATACCATGCAAAAGATAGGTCAAATTACAGGTATAGATGACTATAGAAAAGCTACTACAGAAGCTATTGACACAATGATAAGAATGTTTAATAATATTTCAAATGGTTCAGCCGCAACAGTTTAAATATGGCAAACGAAATAGATAATTTTGAAAAAGCTTTAAAAGGTAAAATACCTCAAACAGCTATATTAGTTTCAGAAGTTGGTGTATTAGCCGCTACTGCAATTATAAATCAAGAAAAAGTAGAATTAAATAGGAATAAAAAGCAAGTTGATGACTTTCAAAAGGACGTTAATAAAAAAGTTGTAAAGGTTCAATTAGAACAAGATAACATAGGCGCACCTACGGACGTTGCTATAGTTAAATTAGTTCCCGTTAGCGATTTATTAAACACCCCTTCATTATGTACAATAGGGGCGCAGGTAGTAACAGAAACGCAAGTAGAAACACTAGAAAATGGCGAAACAATTAGCTACCCCGTTCAAAGAATAGTAGGCGGTGTAACATTGCCAGCCGATGTTAATATAGAACCCGAATTTGAAAAGTATATTATTGTAGATAGCATTTTAAACGGTTCACCAGTAACAGAATATGTAGGTAGAAAAGCAACTAGATTTACAATTAACGCTACATTTAGGGCAGCATATACCAATGGGCAAATAAACGCAAACGATTTATCTAATAATATTTTTCCTCAATCATTATTAGAGGATTTTTTTCAGCAAGTATTTCAGCCTAATGGCAGCATATCAATACAAAATAGTATTTTAAACGGGTTAGGCATTACAAATATTATTGTTACTAAGATGAAGCCTAAATTTACAAATGGCAGTTATAATATAGGTTTAACATTAGATTGCTACGAAGATGTTGCAGGAAGTTCACTTTTATTAAGCTAATACTATGCACTTTATAGGTCACACAAACGTATATATAAATGGTGTTAATGTGGTAGATGTTTGCGAAATAGACTACGAACATGAATGTAGTAATATCGGCGCAACATTGAACATTAAACTGCCATTATTAGTAAGAATAAAAAACACTAATACAAAATATTCTACATTATCACAAGTTAAGGTAACAGAGGAATTTAAAGTAGGCGATAATGTACAAGTAATATGCAACTATGAAGGTTATAATGATGTAACTGTTTTTAATGGATTTATTCGTGATTTTGGACAAGGTCAACCAATGATTATAAAGTGTATGGACTATCAATACTTTTGGCACTTTGGTATATTTGGCGAAAAAAACAGAATACTAATTAAAAAAAATGTAAAAAGCAAAAGATCATTTACTTCATGGGGTAATTTTTACAAGCAAATAACACTATTGAAATTACTGCAAAACTTAGTAGATTATGTAAATGATACTATCGACAGCGTTGCACCTGATGCCAATAATATTGAACTAATAAATGAAGTTGTACCAGACTTTAATATGTTTAATATAACATTTGCGAATATGTCACCAAGTGCAGTTTTGCAATACCTTAAGCAGAATTTAGGATTATGTATAACAATGATAGATAACAAACTATTTTGCAATGTTGCAAATACGTATAACAACACACACACATTAAAAACAGGCAATCCAAGCGACTTTATAGGCGACGGGGGTAATATATTAAGTTGTGGTATTCAAAAAAGTTATGCAGCTTTTTCTAGGTATAGAGTAGTTGTTAATTATTTGCTTGACGATGGACGTAAACAGCAATTGAAGTTTGGGGATGATAGCGGAGAAACTCACGAGTTCTTTTACTATAACCTAAAATACGATGCAAATAAATTTGAGCAAATAGGACTAGACTGTTTAAATAAATGCAAGCAAAATGTATTCACGGGTGATTTTGGATTAATGTTATACCCTTATATAAATGTTTATGACAGAATTTTATACAAACGTGATTTTCACTTTCCAGAAAGACAAGCAAGCTATGTAGTAACGGGTAAAAAATTTGTAGTTTCGCCAACTAAAGGATACAGGCAGACATTAAAAGTTTCATTTTTAAGCAATTTGTAATGAGTAAAGAAACAGAATTACAAGATAGTTTTACAAAAGCGGTTGATGTGCTGAATAAGTTCAAATCGTTCTATGATGCTACTATAATTGAATTAGATGAAGGCAAATATACATGCACTGTTGAAACTGTTAGCGGTTCTGTATATTACAATGTAGCTTTTGCAGTTCTAACAAATAGCTTTTCTACTATTAGGATAGTGCCAAGTGTAGGTAGTTCTTGTGTATTAGGTTTTAGAGAAAGCAATCAAGCAAGACCTGAATTGCTAAAAGTAGATAAGTTAGATAAAATAGTTTTTTTTGATGGAACGGTGGGAGTGCCTTTGACCCCTAAAACAGTTGAACAACTAAATACAATAGAGCAAAAAATAAACGATTTAATAACCGTTTTTAATAGTTGGACACCCGTTCCAAGCGATGGGGGCGCAGCCCTTAAAACAGCCCTTTCTACATGGGTATCTCAAACAATTACGCCTACTACAAACACTGATATTGAAAATACCAAAATATTACAATAAATTTGCGTTATGACTGATATTTTCTTTGATGCAGTTTCTAGGGATATAGTTTTAAAAGAAGGTCAAGGTTTAGCATTTACTAGCAACCCTTCGCCCCAAAACTTAGCTATATGCCTATATTCAAGGGGTGCAATTATGCAAAATAGAGACTTTGGACAAGGGATTGACAGCAGAGTTATTAATAGCAAAATTGATAACGTAGCAAATAAAATATCATTGGTAAAAAAACAAATATTAACGGATAAAGCTTTGACTGTTACTATTACCGCAAATATTGCAAATCACATTGTAAATATACAAGGCACATGTCAGTATTAGTCAAACCATTACCATTACAAACTGCTTTAGATGTAGTAACTAATAACACTGGAGTTGCGTCTATGTCTAATTTAGATCTGTTTTTGCAATCTAACGGTATAGATAATTGGACAGAAAATATTAAATCGGGCACAAATTATACACTACCTTCTACATTAGATGTTAATACAAATAGATTACAATCAATTAAAGGTAATGTAATTACAGAAGCAATCAATGCTCAAATGAGTGAAGATGCAAATTTTTACTTTTTGGAATTAGATAGCGTTTGGATATTGTCAACAGGATTTTGGAATGATACAGCAGTTTGGAAAGATAATAAATATTGGATAGATTAAAACTTATATAAATGGCATACACACCAATAAATAATGGGGATAGTGGTTTAGTATCGCGTACTAAAATTAACAACATGACAGCCGAATTATATAGCGGCGCAACTAAGTTAATTAAAGTACAAAACCAAACATTCAACTTTACAGTAGAAATACCGGCAAATAGTTATGCTTGGAAGTTATTTTTAGTAAAAATTGCAGGTGATGCTCAAGTAAAAGTGGGCACAACTCCCAACGGCGAAGAAATACTACCCGAAATAGGAGTAAACAATAATAATTGCCCAGGCAATAGTGCGGAAATTCCCGTTTCTACAACCGCATATAATTTATATTTTACGGTTGTTGCAGGTGAGGTTTCAGCATCTATATTCTTAATCCTAAACATATTCTAAAGTGAGTACTTTTCAAGAAACAGTTGCGAATTTAGAAACAGCAGGATTCGACAATCCTAGCGTAGGTGGATTGTACAAAAAGCTAGTTGAAGGACTACAATTGCCTATTGATGCCACCTCTATAGAGTTATCTAACGGCAAACAAGGCATTATTGATTTATTCTTATCTCAAAATTATGGCAAAGCAGGATATTATATTAATGCGGCAAAAGCCTTTCAATATGGGGATAATTTACTAATAGATGCAAATGGAAATTACTACTATTCTGCAATAGATACCACAAAGCAAATAATAAAACAAGCCGCTTTTGATTGGAATAAATCTTTAAATTATCTTTCTTTAAAAGTAGGTACAACGGATGCAACTGGAAACGTAACTGCACTATCACAGCCGCAACTAGCAGCATTTGTAGGGTACATGGATAATTACTTAGTTGCAGGTGTTCCCGTTAATATTATAAGCAAAAACCCAAACACTATAAAATACACCGCTAATTTAAGCTATTACAGCACTTTTGATTTGACAACAATTCAAACACAAGTAGCACAAGCAATAAGCAACTTTCAAACTAACTTTACCTATAATGGGCTATTTTATACTAATGACTTTAGCGATTATATAAAAAATAATGTTGCAGGGGTAAGGGATTTTTTTATTGCAAATATTACTTATGATAATGTTGCTTTTAGCGGTCAAGTATTTTTAAGTAGTGGCACTTTCCAAATTTCACCTTCAAGCACAATAAACTACATACCAGTATTGTAATGTTTAAAAAAATAGATTATAGCAAATTATTATTGTGGGTTTTAACACCTTATTTTGCCTTCAATAGTGAAGGTAAGCTAAGTAATACCTACAAGTTTTTAGCTTGCTTTTTACAGCCATTACAGCCATTATTCAACCAATACTATACTGATAGGATTAGGTTAATATTATTAGCACAATGTAAATTTACGAAGCAATTGCAAAATGTATTGAATATACTTTATGCACCTTCGCAAATTAACGACCCTACAAACGGGGGTATATATTTTAGCAGCCCAGAATATGTGATAAATGCAGCTAATAGTTTTTATCAAACCGATGCTATAATTTATGTAGGTTCTTTTGACGATACTGTGCAAACGCCCATTTACTTAAATAGCTTCAATGATAATTTGGGGCAAACTACATTGATAATTTATGTTTTAGACACAATTTGGGCTACATTTGCCGATAGTATTAAAGCGGATGTAGCAATGGTAGCTATTGCAGGGGTAAAATACACATTTAAAACTTATACAATATAATGTCAGATATATTTGAATTCCCAAGTGAAAGAATAGTTTACGGTAATATTACCAATATAGACCCAGCTAAAGCAGGAGGGGAACCCGTATTTGTTAGCGATATTTTAGCAACTCAGCAAGAAGCATTTGCAGCCGTTAGGGCTTTGGCAGGTATTAATTACGCAGTTGATACCTTTTACATATTACAAGGGCTAGAATACGATGCAGGAGCAGGCACCTATGAGGATGGAGTAATATATTTTAAAGCAGATACCGATTCTGTAGGACGTTTTTATTTTGTTGCTTCATTTAGTGAAGGCAATGCAATATTGCCTGATGCGCCAACGGGAGAAAATGCCAAGTTATACACCGATGCAGTTGTAAGACCTACATACAACTATTACACTGCTTCACCAGCGACTTTTAGTAGTGGTGTTACAACGCCGCAGTTTGATGGGAGCATGGATGAATATAGGCTTGCAAATTTTTTTTTAAAAGCACAGATAAATGCTATCAATACGTTGCTTGCTACATATGGCAATGTTGTAACTAGAAATGCAAGTGCAACGGCTGCAAATGGGGTTGTTCCTCTTTGGGATAATGTTTATTCCAAAAGTCAAGTATTGCCATTAGTTGGTGGAACTATGACGGGGGCAATAGTTTTAGCCGCCGACCCTTCCGCTAATTTACAAGCCGCTACAAAGCAATACGTAGACGGGTTTGCAAAGATATTGAAAAAAGGGAATAGGAATATTGGGGATGTACCGGGAACTACAACAACTTACACCATTACATTAGGCGGAGATGAATTAAATGATAACAACTACCTAGCATTTGCAACTATTAAAAGCAATGGTAGTGGTGCTGATTATGTTTTTACATGGAATCTTAGCAATTATACTACAACTTCATTTGATATAACTATTAAAGAAAACGAAAGCGGCATTCAAAACATTTCAATAGATTGGTTTATTATTGCATCATAATTTTATGAAAAAAATACTTATACTATTACTTTTTATTACAGGATATTGTGAAGCGCAAACGATAATATCACAGCCGTATTTGTTTCAAAAATACATTACTGTTAAAGATAGCGCAGCAATTAGCGGAAGGCTAAGAATACCAACAGACACATTGATAAACAAGCAAGGTATTGCGCAAGTAGGGGCTAATTTATACACAGGTAACGGGGCTTATTGGACTTTATCAAATCAAAGTATAATTTCATGGAATAGCATAATTGGTAAGCCTACATATTTTTTATCAAAATATGACAGCTCAACAGATATAAAAGACAGTATTCAAAAAAGGTGGGATAGTTCCAAGGTAAAAACTATTTTATCGTTGAAGGTTAATTATACCGATAGCAGTACAACATACTACACAAAATACCGTTCAGATACATCTAGGAGTAATATTTATAATGCAATAAATACAAAAGGTAATATTACGGGAAACTCACCTACTATTACATCCTCTGTTGTGCCTATAACATATTGGAATGGAACAAATAAAATAGGGTACACAAACGGTTTAACAGTAGATACAATAGCAAGCAACTTAACTGCCAATAATTTTTATAGTGGGTTTATAAGCGTTGCTGCAAGTGGCACTCAAATAACATTAACTACATTATCTGTTCCAAGCTATTTAATTACAGGAAGTGGAGGACAAACGATAAAATTGCCTAATGCAACTACGCTACCTAATGGCGCAATATTTACATTTAATAACAATCAGTCAAGCGGAACAATATCCGTAAATAATAACTCAAATACTTTAGTAGTATCTATCCCTTCGGGAGGTTATACATCAATTGTTCTTAATAGTAATGCAACGGCAGCAGGGTCATGGGATTGGCATTTTAGCGCACCTTCGGCAGTTCAATGGAGTACAAATACATTTAATTTAGGCAATGCTAGTATTACTAATGCCACATGGAATGGTAGCACAATATCAAGCGGAAAACTAGATACAACAACAAGATTTACGGGCATCGCAACAATTGGGAAAGCCTATAACGATAGCTTAGTATTAGCAACCGCAACAAATACCAAACTAGCTATTACCGACACCCTTGCAATGCTTAATAATCGTTTATCTTCTATCTCTTTAAATAGTAGTGGAGTTATACACAATAGCCCTATTACATTCAACAGACTAGGTGGGGCGTGGACGGGAACAATGAGCCTTGCAACTCAATCGCCATATAGGGTATTTTGGAATAATACGAGCAGCACATTAGCACCAGCATTTAACTTCTTAGATAGTAATGCTTTTGGCGGTGGATTCGCAACACAAGTAAGGGCTGCACAAACGGGGGGAAGTAGCTATACAGCAGGGCGAGGCATAACTCTAACGGGTTCCGCGTTTGGTTTAGATACTACTAAGGATATTACATATACTGGATCTAATTATTTTAATAATACTATAACAAAGTTCTTACCTACTAGAGCAGTTCAGATAGACAATAGTAATGGCATAGACCAACCAGCAATTAGGGCAACTGGTAGCTCATTATCTAGCTTTAACTTTATTACTAATAATGGAATTTTAGATATTAATACAGGAACAAATACAACAGGTATTAGGCTTAACACTACTTTTAGCATGACTACAATTGGAGGTGCAAGCTATGGAGGTGCAGCTACAATTTTAAGTACTTTAAATGGTAGACCATTAGTTTTAAAAAGTACTGCAAATGCAGACCCTAATAGTGATGGAGTAGTTATAGATGTTGCAACATCTTGCAGAACACCATTTAAAATAATGCAGGCAACAACCTATACACCCTTTATAATATTCAATGGGAGCGGTGCAGCAGGTAATGTAGGGATAAATACTACTAGTGATGATGCAACTAATAAGCTACAAGTTAATGGTTCGGCTAAAGCAACAGCGTTTAATTCTAACGCTACTCAAACAACTGTAAGTACTGGTTTATCTGCGGGAAGTATTGTTTTTTCTACACCTTTTAATGGTTCTAGCTATAAAAAAGTTATAGCTTATTGTAATGGAGTTACGGGAACTCTTTCAACGCCTTATACAATATCATTTACAAATACGCCGGTAGTAACATTTGCTTCGGCAGGCTTAACTGCATCGACATTAACAACTACGTCTTTTAATATTACAGGAGTTTCAGTAAATAGTGGATTTGTTATTATAGAAGGATATTAAAATTTAATTATGAAAAAGTTTTTTTTATTTATTGGGTTATTTTTAGCAATTGGCGTGAATGCGCAATTAGTTTCTATTATTGACACTAGCTTTCACCCTACAATTGATTCGTCATTAAGTAGTATTACAGCTTGCTCAATACAGCCAATTAAGTCTGCATTAAGCAATGATACCGCCACTAGGTTAAGTATATCAATAGTCAATGATAACCTATCCGATTTAGCCAACTTAAACGTGTCGTTTTTAAAAGAAAATTTAGCCCCTATAAAGTATTTTACATTTACGTTACAAGGGTATAATTATATAGATTGGAATGATAATGTTTATTTATTTAAGGTAGCAGCTACTTATATAAAAAACACTTATGGTATTGTTTTAATATTTAAAAATTAGTAGTGATGGACAACAGCACATGGCAAACATTGGCGGCAATATCAGGTGTAGGAGTTGTATTAGGTGGCGTAGTTATAGGCTTCTATACAACTGTTCATGTAAGATTAAAAGCACTAGAAATTGAGATACTAAACTTGCAAAAGAACCAAGAAAAAACGGACAATAAGTTTGACCGCATCATGGATAAATTGGAAGATATTAGCAAGGAATTAAGTTTAAAACAAGATAAAAATTAGTATTATGAAGTCATGGAAAACAACATTAGGAGGCATTTTAGGCGGTTTGTCATTAGCCGTTTACCCTTTATTAGAAGCTTATAAAGCAGGTTCTTTTGATGGAAAAACAGGCGGTCAATTAGTGGCAGCTATTGCGTTGGTTGTAATAGGCATTTTTGCGAAAGATAGCAATGTAACGGGTGGAAGTAATCCGCAATAAAAATAATAAATAGGATGCCTCTCAAATTGCCAAAGAATAGTATTCGGAGGATTTCGACGCACACTTCCTATTTTTTTTTATTTTAAACAATAAATAGTAATAAAAATGAGTGATTTAACTTTTGGGCAAAAAGCAGTAGGTTTAAATTTTACCCCATCAAACGATGATGCAGTAGGTCAAGCTAAACAAAAATTTGCAGATGCAATTGACCAATTAAATGATTTAAGAAATGCTACAGCAAATGGCGAAGTAAAGAGAATGTGTTCTATTGCAATTACAGAATGTCAAACAGCGCAAATGTGGGCTGTAAAGGCAATTACTTGGAATGATTAATTTGTTTTAAACCATCATCCCATTGATGGGGCGGTGTAAGTACACCTCAATCGCCGCTACGTTACCACTGGGTGGGTAGCGGCAAATTTTAAAAAAAAGTAAAATAAAATAAATGAAAGTACAAGATTTGAAGATTGGGCAAATTGTTTACCATAGAGATGTTTACGAACATAAAGAGCCTTTAAAAATTATAGGCATTAAAGAAAATGAATTAGAATTAGAAGGCGATTATAGCGGTGGTACGCATAACGTAATTCAATCACAATGGATGCCTTTAAAAGGCGTTTCTTTAATAAGAGATTATGCATATAAAGTAAGATGTAGAGAAGAAGTATTAAAATTAGGTACAATTGAAAGCGGTAATATTATAAAGTTGGCTGACATGGTGCTGCATTTTACAAGACAAGTTGAATATAATAAAGAGTTTTAGAATTATGCTAACAAAACTACTAGCCCTTATAGGCTGCTACTATCTTATTCGTGAGGTGTGGTATTGGTTAATGAATAAAATGTTTTTATGAATAGATACATGGTATATTTTACTATCGGCAAAAGAAAGCTAAAACATGAAGTATCAGCCCCAAACAAAGGCAATGCTACAAGTCAAGTTTACGCTAAATTTGATAATCCTAATATACTAGAAGTTAAACTATTAAACACCGAACAAGATACTTTTAATTGGTTAATGAAAACAATGGGGATTAAGAAATGAAAAACTTTAAAATAGCACTCCTACTAGCAACACTTCTAAGTCTATTCGCTTGTTTGAATGTGAATAAAGCCATAAGAAACAAAGACGTAATAAATGCAGTTTTAGAGGCGAATCCTTGCATTGGGAAAGATAGTTTAGTACACACAAGCGATACGACTATTAAAGTCGATACAATAACGCAATATGAGCCGTATGAAGTGGAATGTTTGCCGAGCATAGATACATTTAAACAAGTAGTGTTATTGCCAAGGAAGAACGTGATAATATACAGAACTATTCACGATACAATCACTAACTATAAAGAAGATATTAGAAAGATTACTGAATTAAATAACCATATTGCTGAATGCGACAAATTGGTCACTAAGCTACAATTGCGCAAAAGTTGGCTAATAGAATTTATTGCAGCGTGTTGCTTGGTGGTGCTGTTGGTTGTATTGTTGTTAAAAAAATAGGATTATGGAAGCAAAAGAAAAAGCAAGAGAATTAATAGAAAAATTTTTACCTGTAGCTTGTGGCAGTATAAACCAAGATGTTTTTGATGATTACGACAAAGTGCATGGTTTAAATAAAGGAGATAAAAAAAGTTTTTCAAAAGTACATGAACACTCTACCTTTTATCATGCAAAACAATGTGCTATAATTTTAGTAAAAGAGCGGTTGAAGGAACTTGAAACTACGCATATAGGATATGGTAAATTAGTAATGCAAGGTTATCAAAAATATAAAAAAGAATATTGGGCTAACGTATTAAAAGAACTTGAAAGTTTATGATTATAAGAAATAGCTACCCCGAAAAACCAATAGTAGAGTTTTGCAAAATAAGTGTTGAAATGGCTAAGATTGAAAATATCTTAAAACTATCTACAGCACATAGAGAAGTCAAAGCTGCTGCATTAGTGATAATTCGTAACGAAACGGGCAACTGTAAAAGCGTAATTAATAACACAAACATATCTGGTGTTCAATCTGATAGCGGTCGTTGGGCTTCAATATGGGATAATAAGATAGTAGCAACGTGCCAAAAAAATGAGGGCATGACGGGAAAATTAAGAGGCTTTGTTGTATTCGATAAACTTGAAACGGGAATTGATTTTTTAATTGATAGGATTGAAAACAAAGGCTTATTTATTGGCGAAAAAGTAGATAGTAGATATTATAATGGGAATGTAACAACTCCCGAACAATTAGCCGTTGCATATCATCAGGAGTGGGTAATGGGTGACAAATCGCAACCATCTGCACAAATGATAAAAGACTTTGTTTCAATGTATAAGCAAGCAATATTAAAATTTAGCTAGATGCCAATATCAAAATCAGAACAAGTAAGACAACTTATTTCAAAAGGAACTAAATTAAGTAGCCGAGAAATAGGCGAACAAATAGGAATAAGCCGAAAAGTAGTCGAAAGGATTAAGAATCAGTTGCTGAAAGTGGAAGCACCGCAACCAATAAAAGACACTAAAAGCACATTTGAACAAAAAGGCAACAAAGCGGAATACACATTTACGACACCAAAGCGAATAGTAAGCAAAGATGATTTAGTTGAGCATTGCGATATTGATTTGTCGCAATGGGAAATAGAACGAATGATTTGCAATAAGTGGGAAGTTGGCGCAAAAGATAGTGAAGGAGTGATTAACGTCACTCCTTTGTTTCAAGTAAAAGTTTGGTTAAAGCCGAAAGTAAATAACTTAGTAGTGGATTTCATTAAAACCACTATTGAGCAAATGAAAACATACTCACCTATATATCCTACATTAAATAGGAAAAAGAAACGTGACCCAACACTTTTAATAATTGATATTGCAGACCCACATTTTGGGAAATATGCAAGCAAGGTTGAAACAGGGGAAAGTTATAATGTAGATATAGCGGTTAAAAGATATAAAGAAGGATTTGACGGAGTGCTTGACAAAGCTAGTCATTGCGAACACGAAAAAATAAATATCATAATCGGTAACGATGCAAGCCACATAGATAACCCATTTAACACCACAACAGCAGGAACTAGACAAGACGTTGAAGGTTTATGGCATGAGAACTTAGAAGTGCTTAAATGGTGCTATATAGAGGCTATAGAAAGAGCTTTGACAATATCCGATGTACTTGTAACTCATTGCATGAGTAACCATGACTTTGTTTTGGGTTATTCTTTGGCTCAAATATTAGCTGCATGGTTTCATAATAATAAAAATGTAACTTTTGATGTAACACCACAACATAGAAAGTATGTGCATTATGGGCGTAATTTGATAGGTTTAACACATGGGGATGGGGCAAAGGAGCTAGACTTGCCAAATCTTATGTCTATTGAATGCAAAAAGGCTTATAGCGAAAGTGATTATATGTATTGGTATTGCCACCATTTACATCATAAAATAAGAAATATAAAGGACGGCAGAAAACACATACAACTTGAAAAAGATGGTAAAGGTATTTGCGTAATACATACGGGTTTGAACCTAGAATCAAAAGACAAATTTCACGTTGAATACATTAGAAGTATTAGTGGTACAGACCGTTGGCATAGCACAAATGCGTTTCAACATTCTTTTGCCGCAATGGAAGGGTTTATACATCATCCAGAATACGGGCAGATAAACAGGTTCACTCATTTATTCTAACCTACAAATATAAAAACCCATATTTTCAGATAATGGCTTAAATGAAAGTATGGGCTAATTCTGTCAACAAATCACCGAGAAATAAACGGTAAAGTGTTGATAGGGATGTTGATAGAAATGTTGGTAGGTTAATGCAGTATTTCGGTAATAAAAACAGTTTTTTTATTGTCTTTAAAATCGTCATAATCAGAATTAATAACTTGTTTAATTTTACTTGGTAAAGACTTTTCTATGCCATTTTCGCGCTCATACCTTAATACAATTGCTTCAATGTCGTCTTGTGATAATCCATATTGATTAATTCTTAAAGTATGAGTTTTGTATTTTAGGTTTCGCAATTCTTTTGACTTCTGATTGTAATACTTTTCAAGTTCTTCTAATTCGTATTGAATCTGTTGTTCAGGCGTTAAATCACAAGTAAAAACAAAGTATGGGTTTTCCTTATCCATATCAAATTGTACATCTTCAGCACCTTTACTTATTGCTTCATCAACATATTTTTTCAACTGCTTAACATTGTTAGTTAGCCTAACTCTTAATATTTCTTTTTTCATAATTCTATTTTAACGTGTTAAACATTTGGGATAATTTTAACATGAGGTATTAATGAATTGAACAAATCAAAATTTTCATATATATTGCCAACTTTTATACAACTATTTTTAATCCAGCTAACCGTTTGTTCATCGCTTAATGGGATTAATGGGAAAGGGTAATCGTTTAAAATATCTTTTTGCCAAATATGTACATGGGTATTAATCGCAAATCCACCTTTAACAGCATATATTCTGTATATAATATCGTTTGTTTCGCACTTAAATAAATCACCTACATATAAGTCATTGTCTGCTTTATCGTTTAAATTAACATATTGATTAAACTCTAAAATACTTAGTGACTCACGAAGTGAGTATTGATTTAATAAATCAAATATTGTCACTTCGCCCATTAAGTGAAACCCTTCGTAAGCCCAAACTTTATTTTTTTTGTCCCAAGCCCTAAACTTTAATATCAAATTACTTGCTTTACCCATATCCTACAACTTTTTAAAAATTAATACACTTACAACTAACCCCAACAAAGAGCCTAATCCTGCCCCAAAAGAATATAGTAGCCTATCTTTTAGACTGCCTATTGATATTCGTTTGACGTTCCAAGACCAAAATAAGCTAATTGTAAAACCACAGATAAAAACACCTAAGTAAATAGCTTTACTAATGAAGTACGTATTTATTGCCACAAAAAACACTTGTATAAAACCAGTTAGGAATAGTTTCATAAAGTAATATTATAGTATGACTTTATTGTTTGTTTAGTCATGTTTTATTTTAACTTCCAATTGTTCACCTGTTAATGACTTGTATAGGTTTTGAAGGTGGTGTAGAGTACTAACATTTAAGTAGTCATTTTTTACATTAAACATTTCAATAATGCAAAATACAATTCTATTGTTATAATCCCATAGATAAAACCAACTTTTTCTATACCTTATACCAGTATGGTCAAACCCACACCACTCAATCAACACTTTCTCACTCAATTCAACCGCTTCTACTTCATCAATAGGAGCGGTAATCGAGCCATCGTTGCATAGGGTAACTGTAGCTTTATTATCAGTACTAGGCATTGCGCAACAATATCCATAAACGCG